GTGGCTTGCCTGGTCCCTTCTGTGTTTCCTCGCACAGTGTAAGAGATTCCTCAAATGGGTCAAGTGGATCTCGAAACAGGATGACCCCCCCATCTATCTGGGGTGTACGGGAGTGGTGGTTTGCACCGCATTCTTTGCACCCGCAGTAGGATTTGCCTTGGCAGGCGTTCTGGGTGTCGGAGCTATTGGCTCCAGACTCTGGAAGAAGGGGAAAGCTGGGTACTGGCAAGACGTCGGAGAAAAGGTTGCATTCGCTGCCTTAGTAGCTGTCGTCATCAAGCAGGTGTATACAAAGCTGACCAAAAAAGGTACGGAAGCTGAGAAAGAAGCATCTAGATCTGAGATGAAGACTCAACTCTTCAATATCTTTGATGTTATCTTCACTGTTGCTCTCTTGCCCCTCGTGTATTTCGGGGGGGGGTTGAGCAGCACTCTCAGCACCTTTCAGCGTGCATCTGCAATGTTGCTGGTGGCCGTGTCGGCGATCAATGGTGTGTTAATTCTCAAGTCGCTCCTGTGGAGCGGTGAAGAGAAGACCCCAGTAGACCAAATCCTGGAATCCGGCGTTGGCCACGCCGAGAAGCTCGTCGAAAAAGCGAAAGAAGCAGCGGTTAAGAAACATGAAGCAAAGTTCTTAGAACGCGCTGCAGCTGCGCTGTCGATGAAAGCAAAAACTGAGGAACAGAAGGCGATTGAAAAGGAGTGGGACAAGAGTGAGAAAATGGCACAAGAGCCATCCTCTTCCTCATCATCCGCTGGCCTGGGATACACTGAGTCGTACTCTTGGTTTTCGAGGGTGAAAACCTTCGTGAAAGGAGTGGGTGCTCGTGATCTTGGACTGGCCATCGCATTACTCGCGCTCGTGATTGGGGCTGGAATAGCCACCGTCAACTATGTGAGCAAGGGTAAGGAAGGCAAGGGCGCACGCGATCGCAGGGCTGCGAAGCGTGCTAAAAGAAAACAACTCTGGACTGTGAGTGGTGGTTCTGTGGATGACCCAGAGCTCGATCTGAAAAATCGAGTTCTATTCTACAAGAACGATCGGAATGAATTGATTCGTCTTCCTCTTGGCTCCCTGGTGGAGTATGATGAGGACGAGGAGAGCTGGATGGGTGAGCTACTGGAGCAGGACTATGGTTCTGCCGTGGGTCACTTTGCCGGTGATTGGACCGCCTATGACCGTGGTGACACGATTTATCGTGTTCGCCGTAAGGAGGGTCTGTGCAAAATTCCGAACTGCTCGCGAAATTGCGGTAAGGTCCACCGCAGAAAGAAACCGGATCTCAAGGCACAATTTCCAAAGCCCAAACATCAAGAAAAAGAAATAGAGGGTATCATCACTGGCCCTCCTTTTGATGTCAGCAAGGCTCACAAGGCCATTGGGTTTGCAAAAACTGATGTGATGGGTTTGTGCGCAACTCTTCTCTCGGATTCTGTTGTCACGTGCGAGCATGCATTTGGGCAAAATCCGGCTGATGATGCGCCGATCTGCTTCCAGTACGGAGACACTTCAGTCTGCTTCAAGAAGTCTGATGGGGTAAAACTCACAGATGATCTGATCGCTTTCAAGAAGCCCAAAGAGCTCCATCACATTCCAAGTCTCCGTCTCTCCCGTAAGGTTGAGACAGGACAAAGAGTGTGTTTGGTGTCAGATGTGGATGAGAAGCGTATCACAAGTGGACAGTTCAAAGTCTCCGTGGGAGTTATCCGTGGTAGCAATGGTGATGAAGTGTGGCACACTGCTGATTCTATGAACGGCAATTGTGGTGCGCCTCTCATTGATATCGACGGCAATGTCGTCGGGTTGCACACGGGTCGAATCGGAAACACCGTCAATACTGCTGAGCGTCCCTCTACAAAAAACTAGAGGGGAGTGTGGAGGACAGCTGGGCCTCCATATACTCCAAGTATGTCAGCAGACCAGTTTTTGCGAAGGGGAACGGGGCTCAGTCTCACCTCTTCAGGAAATATTTC